CATGTTATACATCGACTGCCAAGTGGAGATCGTAATCTTTCCAGTTGTTTCTTTTTCAACGCCGGAAACAACTTGATGTATAGGTTCTTTATAACCATACGAAATAAAATCTTTTGCTAATTGAGCGACAAGAGATATCGTCGGGACTACGATTAGTGTCTTTACATTATACCATCTAACTATCAGGTATGCTATTAATGATTTTCCACTAGCTGTCGGAGAAATTAAAACTGATCTTTTATTTCTTACTGCTAAGGTGAATGCTCTAATTTGATGTTCGTGAGGAACGACTGGCAATTTCAATGAGCTTATAAATTCATTCGCTTCTGTTAAAGATATCTCATCATTGCATTGTAAATCTTCGTGCGCTTCATAACTATATGATCGCTCATTCGCAAATTCTTCAATCGCAGAATGAAGTCCAGCAAACGTGGTATTATTTCTAGAGTCAATCAGACGCATTTTTCCATCCCAATGACGACTCTTATAGGATGGCATGAACTTTGCGCCAGGAACATCGAATGTGAATCTTTCTGAGATCTCCCTCAGTATTCCCTGATTTGTTTCAATTTTGATCCTAGATTCATTGATCTTGTGGATTATTATATCAGATGACAAATTTATGCACCAAGGGTTAGCCGACGCCAGTCGATTGCATTTTTAATTTGATAACCTCTAGAATTGATAGATTTCATAATTTCCTCAAGCGCCAAAACTTTTACTTCGAGAAGGGCTATCTTAGCGTCAATAGAAATTATCGACTCATCTAATTCTACATTAATCATAATCTCATTCTTAAGAGTTTTTCCTAAGAATTGTTCTCGACCAAGATCAGCTAATTCTTGCTGAGTTGCAGATCCAGAATAATAATTTCGCAATCTCGAAATGATTTGTTTTTTCTGACTCTGATATCCGCGGACGAGCCTACGATCATCTGACAACAATGTTATATACTTCGCATGCAAATTTGGTATGCGAACGGACTCCTTGTCTAGATTCAAATCATCTAGCTCGGTATCTTTTTTCCACTCGTTTAATATTTCATCAATTTTCATAAGCACCATTATATAATAAATTACAAAGAAAGTAAAGACTTATTTTTGGCTAAAGACAACCCTTGACAATTAGGTCGATTTATAACATAATACAGGTGTTCCGAAGGGTCATCATATTAGACGATCCTCTCTATGACGTAACGTCTGTATCTAAAAGTAGCAGTGGCTTCAAGATAATCTATATCAGACGCAGTCGTATCAAAAGCCAACTCTGTTAAGTCCGTTGGAAACATATCATAGAAAAATATATTAATCGATGGATTTCTATTACTTGTCTGAATATTTAGTGTGCCATCCGAAACGAAAGATGCCGCACTTCCTAAACGACGAATAGGCCCAGGCATACTTTCGGATAGCTGTCTTGTTTGATCTAATGAGTTTGGGTGACCTAGGCCTATCATCCAATCATGAATTTCGATGTAGTTTTTAAAATCTTCATCTACTCTAAACGAAATTGGAATCGTAGCATAAGTCAATTTATCGCCAGCCCTAGGAAGGACACCAAAGGGAGTTTGTGTTTCCACTACGCTGAGTGAAATACTAGGTAGAGAAACTTTCTGACAAAAATAATTTACGTTAGGTAGTTTCTTTAATGAAAAGCGAAATCCTAACTGCGATAAATAATTTAAATTCGTTGGCTGATTATCAGAAATACTCATAGTTTATTTTTCCGTTCAAAACTATATTTAGTATTTTTTAACAACCCTTTTTCTGCGAACTTTAGGTGCTGCGGGTTTCATTACTTCGTCTAGATTATTTATCGCACTCGCAACTTGAATTACGTCTAGCTTATTTTTTTCGACTTTGATAAAAACTCTAGCACACATACCCAATGCGCTCCAAGCACAAAATCCAATTATTGCACCTGCTACAGCATGATACTCAACAGCGTTTGACCAATCCATAGTGTCGATCATAAGAGTTGATCCTATGATTGCAGCTCCTGTGGATATTCCACCTCTAATGGTAGCATCTAATAATGTTGCGGGTTTCATGAACGCCATGACTGCCAACCCTCCGAAAAGACCTCCGCATGCTGCGGCTAGTTTAGCACCAATAAAAGTCATGGACATAGGATTCCTTAAAAAAAATGGGAGCTTTTACACCCCCATTAAATATACCACAATTATAATTATAATTATTATAATTTCAAAAAAAACCCCAGAATTTCTTCCAGGGCCTTTTTTATCTTGAAGTGAGTCTTTTTAGAATTACATCAAGTTTGTTACAGCGACAAAGCGATAGTATTTATTACCATCACCGCCGCCGAAACGACCAGCAATACCATTCGCATCATTTGTTGCGAACGGATTAGCAACCATACCATAACGTGTCTTGAAGCCAATCTTTGGTTGGAAATTGTCTTGACCAACCGCACGAACCATTTGGAGGGGAACGTATGGGCAGTAGAACAGACCAGCATCGAACGCTGAACTTCCTTTGTAACCAAGTGTAAAGTATTGCTTACCTGTTGACGAAGAGAAATATGGATCGATGTAAACTTTGATACGACCGTTCAATGTTCCAGCAAAAGTGCTTCCAGTGTCATCAACTTGAAGATTTACAGCCATCGCTGGTGTATAATCAAGAACGCCAGCCATTTGAAGAGCAGAAGCAACATCAGATGAACAGACCATGATGTTAGCTTTACCACGACGTGTAGCTTTTGCAATCTGGTTCGCATCACGTTCGATTTGGAACAGAAGACCCTTGAACTTTTCAACCATCCAACGACCGTTTGAATCAGTGTCAAGATTGAACGTTCCAGCAGTTGTTACGTTTTCTTGTGCACCAGATACCGCCGAGTAATTGATTGTGCGGATAACTTCACGGTTAATTTCAGCAAGAACTTCAGCCGAAAGAATATTTGAAAGTTCTGTTTCTGCATCAAGACCATGAACAGCTTTTAGATCCTGTGCAAGTTCCATTGTGTATTCTGCTTTTAGAGCACGACTAACTGCAGTTACAGCGATCTTTTCGATCGAAAATGCCATTTCTTGGAACTGGTGATTAGCACCAAATCCAAGTTGTTCAGCAGCAGCAGTTGTCATACCTGTTTCAACTGTGTAGCCTGATCCTGAAGCACGTGATGTAGGATCTGTACCTGCTTGACCAGTTCCAGGTGAACCGTTGGCAACACCAAGAGAAGCTGTATTACCAGCAGCGGAAGCTGAGAACGAAGTATTTGCTTCGTTGAATAGAGCTTCTGTGCCAGTCTGACTGGTAAAGCGCGAACGCATTGCGAAAATTAAACCAGTAGGACCAGTCATTGGTTGAACGCCGCAGATGTCATAAGCGATTAGATTAGGCATTGAACGACGAACCAGCGAGATCAGAACTGGATCGAAAGTATCGATCGCGCCTGTTGAAGCTGTTGAGCTTGAAGCACCCATGGCGTTAGTAGGCTGACCAATGGCTTCACCAAGTAGTGATGTGCCACGATAGCCGCTTGAACCATAACCGTCTTCGCGTGACGACTTTTCTTGATTTTCAAGAAGAGTTGCCATTACGTTTCTGCGATGTGAATCGCGAATTGCTGGAAGGTCTGGGTGCTCTAGAACTGGCAGCCATTTTTGAATAAGATGTTCTGAACTCATAATTTCTCCTTTTTTTCTTGGGAAAGTTTCTTCATTAATTATTTATAAAAAGTTATTTCTTAACTGAGCGGCTAATTGCTGCAGAGTATACTTGCATGCTTGGATCTAGTTTCTTTTCCGATGTCTCATTTGTTTCGATAAATTCTTCATCAAGTGTCGTTCTACCTTCTGTTACTTCTTCGCTACGGCTCTCGAAAAAACTAGTGCGAATCGTTTCGAGTTTTTGTTTGTAGCTTTCTGCATCTTCATAATCAACTGCTTCAGCAAGAGATTCAAATTTTGCAATTTGCATCTCGGTGAGACCTTCGGAAACATCTACGAAAGCAATTTCACGCTCAAACTTTTCTACTTGTTTCTTGAGTTCAATATTCTTTTGCATTTGTTCGTCAAGAGTAGCTGTGAGCTGCTCAACTTCACTAGCAAGCTCTTCAACAACTTCAACTTTTTCTTCTGGAATATCAATCCAGTTTTCTGCGAATAGATTGCGAAGACCGCTGAGGAAATTTTCTGTAACTTCTGAACGAAGACCAGATTCAACAGCTAGTTTATTTTCTTGCATCCACTGCTCAACAACATAATCAAGATACTCGTCGATCTTTGTTGTTAGACCTTCTTCAATTCTTTGCATTTCTTCTACATGTTCTTCTTCAGCTTGCTCAGCGATTTCTGCGAGCTTCATATTGACTGCTGATACAACAGCTGTTTCGAAGATTTCAGTGGCTTGAGCTTTGAATTCTTCTGAAAGATCTGAACCAGAAAAAGCTGCGGCGATATCTTCACTAACATCGATATCATCACGAGAAATTTTTGTAACTGATTCTTCTTTCTTCATTTTCTTTTTCATCATTTTAGCGATGAGAGCTTTGTCTTCTTTCTCATCATCATGGCCTTCATCATGTTTTTCATCCAATTCAGCTTCATCCATCGAAGCTAATTGATGCTCTACATCTTCTTTCTTCATTTTAGAAAGT